CATTTACTTTATTATTTATTAAGGGTTGAATTGCCAATTATTTATCACCACCTTAAATACTTCCACCTCTACCAATATTGGAGCCTTCCGACCTAGATGCCTCTGTTCCATCATTTGTTATTTCTGTCGCTTGTGGCCTACCACCAGTGTCTTTACCGCTTAATTGTGAGGCCATAATTATAGGAGTTAATTTATCTACAAATCCAGTAGCTTTAGCTTCTTCCATCATTCTATAAAAATCAGCCACATCCATATTCATAGCCGCCGCAATTTTCTGAGGCAAAACCACGCCGAATGACAAAAGTGAAGTTGCATTTTCTAACCTTTTTGCTTTATTTGCTGAAAACTCAGTTCCTTCGAACTTCAGTTTGAACTTAAACTTACGTGTTATTTTGTTTAAATAATAATCCATAAATAAATTAAATTCATGATAAATCTGAAGTGTGATAAATTCGTCCACGTCAATTGATGCTTGTGTTTCTACTGTATTTGGTTTATCAATTCCGAAGAGCAACCTTGAATTCATACCAGATGAAGCAGACATATTTTTATTAAATTCTTCTTGCATATTGTCGCCCGTGGTTGAAAAATCTAAAGCCTGAATACTTTCAAAAGGGGCAGCACCAAATTTAATTGAATCACCAATAGCATTTTTCAGCAAACCCATAAACTTGCCTAGGGTATTCGCATCTATGGAAAAATTATCGCGGATATTTCCACTTTTATTATCTTTAAGCATAGGTATTAAACCAATAGCAATTTTTTGTGCAGAAATCATCCATTTATTAGTTTGCAATTGGCGAACCATTGGAGCTAAAACAATATCACTAAAAAGGGGAGAGAGGTAGGGAACCTCAGTAGCGATCTCAGGCGATAACTTCCATGCGTGAAAGCCATCTGCAATTGATGTTTGAACATAATAGACATAACTTCCTGTTCGATGGTCTAAATTTGCAGCAGGATTATATTTTATTGTATTACTATTTCCAAATACTCTTTTAAAAAATTTCTTAAAAATTGGCGGAAAATCATCAATGGGTACACCAGGTTGTAAAAATAAGTACATATTAAAATCAAATAAGTAACCCCATTCAGATTTTGCGGTTAATTTACAATATTTCCGTGGAAGTTCTTGTAAAACATATTTTTCTCCATCCATCCGTAAAACACTATAAAATGTTTCTTGCCTGACCAGTTGTTTCATCACTTTTTTAAATTCTCTACGTACATCAAATTTATCAAGAAAATCATAAACTGCATTCAAATCTTCTAAATATGCTTTACTTTTGTAATCTTTAGGAGATTTTATATTTGTACAAGTAAATGTATAATCAAAAGATGGCATTAATGATATGTAACCAATCATTCGCTTATATATCATATTATTTAATTCTAAAAATTCACTATATCCTTGAAGATTATCTTCGTTATTTTTAGGATCTAACAATGCCGAATTAATAGCGTCAGAAGTTGCTTGTAAAGGATTCATAGTTATATCTTTAAGACGTTGGTTTACTAAGTCAGGGGTATAGATACCTTGATACATATTTCCTATAGACTTGGCAAAATCTAGGACGTTCCAAACCTCAGATTCAGTTAATTGTTCTGTAGGGGTAGTTTGACTAGATTGATTAGGTTGATTAGTTTGGTTTTTATTTGGAATTTGTTTTTTACGAGACAATAGTGATTGCCTCCTTCCTTGATATTATTAGAAATTTAAAATTGGAGATATGATGCTAGGATATCAAAATCATCTCTTGTTTCAGTTATATTATCTTCAAAAGTTTTAATATACCACGCGGAATATGAGACACTAGAATACCTATCTTTATTTATTTTTCTTACCATTCTTTTAACTTTAAGTCTGCCATTATTAATATGTTCCAATTGTAAGTTGACAATCTCCTCTATCAAAAAATCCGTCTGTACAAAAGGTACTATATTTGTTAAATAAGCATTCTTATCGTTTAAGTCGTAATCTATGTCTTTTCTTTTTTCTAATAATCTTAATTTCCCACTATCAACAATATCTATAAAATTGACAATGACTTCTGTATTATTTGATTGTGCTTTTAAATCATATAAACAATTTTCAAAAACTTCTTCGTCTGGTGTAGCATCTGTGTTTATTGTATTCCAACAACCTAATATTTCCCCATCGGCAGGGTTCACTTGTGATTTCATTAATTCATCAATTAACCCCGAACCCAAACCATTTCCATCTGCTACAACCATTTTTGCATTATATTGGTTTTTTATTAATTTAACGTTTATAGCTTGTGCGGTAAAACTTAAAGCATTAGAAATATTAATTAGATTTACTAAATTCATACTTTTTACTTTTCCATTAGGAAGTCGTTCTACTTCTATAACCGCTACAGATGTTTGGTTGTTTGAAGTATCTTGACTGCGAGCTACGTCTACTCCTAAGAAATAATCGCATTTATCATTTGGAATAAAAACAGGAGAAGTTAAATTCCTTATTTTTAACAAATTATTTACATCTACTAAACAATTTTCTATACTTCCTACCCAATGACTCATATAGTTCATTGCAAATGCTATAGGGGAAGTATTCTTTTTCTTGCTTTGCATCTGTTTCTTAGTAGAACCTCTACCATACCAACATCCTAAATGCCAATCAGAACCTAGCACAAGGACACCTTTAAGTTCTACCATGCTATCTACCATTCTTAAACTTCTTTGGTACTCATCGCTACCTCTAAATCCAGAAGTTGTAAAAAAATTTATTTGTTGATTTAATTCTTCTGGGTTGGTCATACCGAGCTTCCCAACTGTCATTCTTCCAATTTCGACAATAGGTTCAAGTACATCTTCATAAATGGCAGAATTTAGGAGATTACTTTCTTCAATTTGAAGGCGATTACGCCTATTTCCTTTACTTGCTTGAGCATTGGCAAGAATATCTATACGGCTATTGTTCACAAAAGTAATTTCAGCATCATTTTTTGAAAATTTCTTATCATAAATTTCATTGTGAAACCAAGGATAATATTTTACTATTTCAAGGTATTTATCTTTTAATAGTTCTGCTGAATTTTCTTTAGTTTGCGCGGTTAGTGATAAATTTATCGAAGGGAAGAGTATGGCAATTACAAACATAGCTAATACTTCATTAAATGTTTTACCAAATCCTCTAGGGAATACCCCATAAAAACTTACAAACCTAACTGTTGCTCTAAGAAAGGTTCTTTGATCTGGATGGAGATTAATTCCTCCTGTTTTGGGTTTCAATAAATCGAGAAGGAGATCTGGGTTCCACCTTGCCCATGACAAAAATTCTATATATTTATTTAGATTATCATTAAATTTATCTGATTCTTTTTGCCCTTTTGATTCAACTGTATTATTAAACTCTGGATTATAATTAGTTCTACTTTCTTTTTTAGAATATTTAGCATTGTCGCTTTGATACCTGCCATAAGAAGACATTACGAATCATCACCTTCATCTTAGTCTTCTACCTGTGCTTCAGATATACTTTCTTTTTCTTCCTCAATAAATGTTAATATATTTTCTCTATTTCCTTCAGTTGGTTCATTTTCAAATATTCCATAGGGATCACCGTATTGTTTTATATAATCTGCTTTTCTTTCATCATAGAATTTATATATATCTGCATATTCAACGAGAGGCATTCCTTTTAAATGCCTTTCATAATTAACATAGCACCATATATTAAAATCCAATGCGTCATTTGGTCTAAATTTAAATCTTGGCAAAATAGGTATTATATCAATCTCTCTTTCAATAGCTTGAGACAATTCGCTAATTGTATTAAGTCCTTCTGTTAAATCTGCCTTAGTTAATTGACTAGGATTAATTTTTGCACTTGTTGCAGCATCTTTTGCCATACCAGCCCAGTTTTTTGATTCTGAGACATCACCTTTTGCTGTAGCAATTTCTTCTTTAACCCTATATCTGATATAGTTTAAAAGTGCTTCAGTATGCATAGCAGTTTTTTCAGAATAATTATTTTTAAGTTGATTATACTTTTTTTCAAAGTAGTAATATTCCTCTGTGCTGTAACCAAAATTCCACTTATCTATTATTTCATCCGTTACAATAAACCCTTCCATTTGAGAATTGAAATTTTGTTTATTTGCATTATCATAAACTTTACTTTGATTTAATGAATTATCATAATTCAATTCATTATTTAATTGTGGTCTAAAAACTGAATCTTTCCAAGTTAGTTCACGATTTTGTTTGAGCGATAAATTTTTTAGATAAACTCCGAAGGTATCATTAGTATCTTCTAAGGATATTTTATAAAGATCAAATATGAATGGGCGATCTATCAACTGTAATGTAGATTGTAATTTATCTAAAATTACGTTTCCATTATCATCGCTTATCATATTTTTTAAGCACGACTTACAGTAGGGGATACGTCCAGAAGAGTGAATAGGATTATAACTTACGTAATATTGAGTATTTTTTTTTAATTGACTACAAGCTGCACACGTTAAATTTAATTCCTTCTTTGGTATATATGGTTTCGTTTGTGTTTTTTTTGGTCTGCCTCTTTCTGCCATATTTAATTCTCCTTTAATTCAAACATATTAAAGAAGTCAGTATTTAGCCAACTTCTTTCAAAATTTTTGTAAACTCACCCATAAAATATCTCTTTTTAAATTCTTCAAAGTCTTCTATAGAAGATTCTTTTGAATAAAGCTGATGGAAAAGGACATGGAATTTATTGGAAATACAAACTCCCAACGGATAATTATTGTGTAGTTCAACTAATAATATTCTAATATCAATATATTGCTCTGATGTATATTTTTCTTTTATTTCTATTCCTAATATTTCTAATGCTTCTTTTATTATTAAATTAAATGGTTGTAAATGATGGACATCATAAGTTTTTTCCCCAGTCAAAATACATTGATTGCCATTAAATTTAATCGAATCTTTTTTCCACTGTTTCAAACTGCTTCTTAAATTTCTATTCAATTTTGTTAATGAATTTTCTACTCTACAATATTCACATGGGATTTTTGTTTTTTTTAAGCCAGCGTAAGATACTTGCTGAATATGTTTAGGATGATTTACACACTTAAATTTTATTGGTTTATCCTTATTTTCATATTCATTAATATCTTCAAGTATTAATCCTCTTGATTCATAATAATCAGCAATTTCTTTCCTATCTATTCTTAACAATTCATTTCTAAATTCCCATGCACAATAATTACATTTATGCGGGGATGATAGTAATGTCACGTAATTCTTATATTGAATACCATTATCTATATGATCAATACATATAAAAGGCAACATTTGATTATTTTTACTATACTCGTCTGGTTTAAATTTTGGAATCATACCTTTATCTATAAAGGCTTGGTATATATCTGCCCCATTAAGTTTCCTAGATTCTGCTTGTAATTTACCTCTTCCATAATAGCAACATCCTTTATTCTTTAAAAATACTTCGGTTAATGTATTTTGTTCTCCATATTCTGAATGATCATTACAAATAAATCGAATTCTACTTTTAGTATCATCGAATTCTCTGTTGCTATATTCATCTTCTGTAGTTAATAATATTAAATTCTTATCTTTTGCTTGGTCTATAATTAATTTAAACGGTCTTTGTTGTCTCTTTCTTGATTGCTCTTTCGAATATTCTAATTTCATATGATTATCTACGCCATATTCTATTAAATTTCTTTCTTTACTTTTTAAAACCATACATCCTCTATTATTACAACAATCTTTATTTATTGGGTCTCTAGCACTCAATAATCTGCGGTACTCAGGATAATAAGTTTCTCCACAATAATCGCATTTTACTTCAACTTTTACAGTAGAATTTCTTTGAATATCTTCCATTTTACATTCGAATAATTCATTTAATTTAGTCCATTGATACCCTTTTTCTTCATACCATTTACGAGTAAACCCATTCCACCTAACCATTGCTGTTTTACTAATTAACATTTTTATCACTTCCTATTTTCTCTCCCATCAAAAAATATAGGGGAAGGAGTGTGTAGGAGAACACCATCTCAAGCTCATGACTTCTTGATTACCTTCCGCTAAGTCCACAAAATATTTTCATTTCTGTAAACAAGCAACAAGGCACATACATTTCTGCATATGCCCTTGATTTCTTTACAAAACTATATTATATAAATTAATCTTCTAAAAAATCTCTCATCTCTTCCCTAGCTTCCAAATAACCTAATTCCTTAAATTTATACATTGTCTCAATAACCTTATCAATTGTGCAATCTACACAAGCATCAGGATCAAAAACCATATCTAAGCATTCTCTAATTAGTCCTTGCTCACGCTCTATATTACACTCTTCACAAAAACATAATTCTTCTTCTGATTCATCTATATATTCTTCATCGTGATTACCTCTACCACAATGTTCATCACAACCAACACAATCTTTACATTCATCACAAACATCAGATTCTCTATCTTTTTGTTCCTCTAATTCCTGTTGTTCTAATTCCCTCTGAGCACAACACCAGTCGCAACCACAAGGAATTACTCCTTCAACATTATCATCTTCTTCAATAGTACTATTATCTTCAACTAATTCACAAAACTTCATAATACCATTGCTATTTAAAAAATCCCTAGCATCACTAAATGACATCTCAGTAAACACATAATAATCCTGATTATCACTCTCATCATATTTGTACTTACCTTCTTGATCCCATTTAGCGAACTCACAGATGAATGTAATATCTCCATTCTCATAAAAACTCATAGAAATATAATACTCATTAACTTCAGATGATAATTCTAATTCTTGGGCTTCTAAATCATATTCATTGTGGATGTAATCATAAACATAATGTGCCAATGCAAAATCACAGACTAATAGAAAATTTCTATCCATTTCAATATGTGAATCAATAATTTCTTCAATTTGAATCTCAGTGTATTTAATTTTTATTAGCATGCTTATATTATTCCTACCTTTATTATTATATTTTAATTGTATTAATTATGTGTATAATTATACATAACGTCTAAAGCATATCTTTCTCTTTTGAGATTGCGACATTTTTAGAAACTTCAACATTGCCATTTGTAGTAATTTTAGTTGTTTCAATATTATGCTCAACATTCATACGATTGAATAAATATGCAACACTATCTTCTTGGGTAAATCCACAATTTATTAATGCTGTATACATACCACACGCATATGATGCCTCCTTGAGTCCTCTAATAAATTCACCTTTGTCAAGTTTAATATCAGTATCTTCTGCTAAATTTTCTGTAGAAATTTCCAAAGGTTCAAAAAACATAACTAGATCTGAATCAGATTTATTTAATTCTAATGGAAGAATTTCTTCTTCTTCTGGTGGCATATGCTAATTCTCCTATATCCTATAAAATTTTATCTACAATATTAAACTCTTCTTTGACGGCATCAGAACCCCAAAAATACCAATCATATTTCATTTTCTTGATTTCTTCTAATCTCATATCTGAAATATTTGTATTATCAGTTATAATTGACTTTAATTTATTCCAAATAGTCATTGTTTCATCCATATCGTCAAGCATATCTTGATGTTTCCCAGATGTTCCCGATATAGCACTATGAACCATAATCCTAGAATCAGGCAAAGCTCGACGCTCACTGCCACTTATTAATATCCAAAATCCACCTGAGAAGGCTATTGTGTGAGCAGTGGTAATTATTTTATATCCATCATTCATAATCATACTTCTCATCTTTGAACAAAGAGCTATTGTCGAATATGCATCCCCACCATATGTGTCTAGAACTATTTCTATTGGTTCTTTAGTGCCTGACTTTTCATCAATTTCTTTAAGTCTGTCTAAGTAGTAAATTACCTTAAATATTGACTCACGATCAATTTCCTCGCAAAGATAAATTTTTCTTCTAAAGGCTGATTTAATACGCATTTCATCAATAATTCTATCACTTGGCATCAATATTTCCATATGTATATTACCTTTCTAATCCAAAGTGAAATCCATTTTTGCTTTTATTATATTTTATCAACCAAGGAACTGTATTTAGATTAATACCAGTTAATTCAGATGCCATACGCAATGTTTTACACTTATCAATTAGTATATTATCATGATTATAAACAAGTATTAATCTAGAACTTCTTCGCGAATCATCTATATCATCAAATTTAATATTTTTCAAATCCTTTTCATAAAACCATTTGAACCCATATGAAGTTTTTTGTTTGAATATACAACACCTATATACAGAAGAATAATCAAACCCTAAAGTTTTGGAAACTTCTTTTATGTTATCCCAAACATTTATTTTATTTAAACTTTTATCATATTGTACAATTCTATTTTGAAGAATTACTTTTTGTGAAATAATATTTTCACGACTCCAGATAAAATTATATGGATAGTAATAATCGGAATTACATGATGTTGATATTTTTGATTTATCATACCCAAGTGTTTTACACACCGAGGAAACATCGCCCCATTCCTTTATTAAATTACCATATCTATCAAACTGATAAAGTCTTTTGTATCCACTTTTATATTTAGTCAATATACCTTCATTATAATCAATTTCCGAAATCCATTTAAAATTATGTGCTGTATTTCTTTTACCGTTGCATACAAGAGCTATACTGGTTCTATCAATATTTGTGATATTAGATGCTTCTGTAAGTGAATTAAATTTATTCAAATAATTATACTCTAAATCCATTTGTATCACTGGAACATTTATTTTGTAACCACTACTATTTATTGAATTTTGATATATACTTAAAGTAAATTCTGCTTTGTTAAAATCTTCTTCATATACCCAGATATAACCATTAGTAACATGCTTGCGAAATAAAGCGTGTCTAATTGCGCCTACACTTATAGATGTATTCTTACTTATGTCCCTAGTACCTTCCCAATCCTTAATAACTATTCCATCGTAATCTAATTGTATTACTCGTTTTCTTTTTGGATTATTCAAACTCATTCTATCTTTTGTTTCATTTGAAAATTTACGATTTTTCATTTCATTAATTCGTTCTTTACTTAATTTATATCCAAAAGTATAACTATTTGTTGTTTTGCAGATGTTATATCCATTATCACCAAAAGGATTTAATGTATCTAATAAATATTGTTCTCTTTTAAATAAAACAGATTTATCTTCTACGATATCAATTATTTCAAATGAAAAATTATCTTCACCATATTTATTCCATGCTCTTTGTAAATACGAGTTGCAATGTCTATTTGAGTTTAAGTCTCCACTATGGTGATTCCATCTTTTTAAGATGTCCACACTACTGCCAATATAAAATTTTCCATTCACCAAATTCTCAATCTTATAAATACCAATAATCTTTTCTCTTCCCACAACAAAACAACTCCTTCTTTTACGCATCTTTTACGAGTTTTATACAAATAAAAAGACTGTTATTTTAAAATAACAGTCAAATCACTTTTGAATTTTTCTGTGTTCTCAAACACGAATACAGATTCCAATGGTTTATCTTTATTAGGTTTTATATCTACAATTGGATTACCCTTATGTAACAATGTCCTAGCAATTGAAGGTCTAATTATTACTTTACAATCCATATGCAATACCTCATTATTATTTATTAGTTTAACTTGCAATCATAAACACACTTTAAACCTTTATCATCTATAATACTTACTGTTTGACTTGGCTCACCAATAACCCTAATTCCTGTACAATAAGAGTCATTTACACAGAAACTTCCTGACATAATAGTTTTAACTTTTTGAATCGTATCGATTTTAAAATGATGGGAGTGCCCAAAATAGATTAATTTTGGAATTTCTCCAATCATTAATGTTAATTTTTCTACTATTCTATTAGGTGTGTCCTTATCACCATGCGTGTAAAAACAAGAATGTCCTTTGACTTTTCCAACAGCAATAGTATTATCAAGAATAGAGTCATGAAATTCAATATTTTTATGATTATTCATTCTTGCTTTTAGATACCAAATAATAAAATTCTCATATCTTTCACTATCGATTGATTCCTTCTTATCTTGAAAATTTCTTGCATGATTCCCAGTTACAAAATGAATATTTATTTTTTCAAAATGATGACTCAATTTATCTAAAAACTTAACCATATATTCAGAAAAATTTTGTACTTGACTAACTACATTTTCCTGATTAGAAAAACGAATTACATTGAGATGGACTCCACTAATTAAATCTCCAAGAAATGCAATATGACAAGTATTTACTTTATGTATTTTCTTAATATCTAATATTTGCAATAAATAGCTAGAAAGTCTTTCTAAAAAAATATCCGTATTATATTTTTCAAATTCATTATCAATAGTTAGAGCGTAATGAGAATCTGAAATAGGAATTATCATTTCGTTGTCTTCACCAAATTGATGTTTTGGAGAAATAAATTCAAAATCATTAAATGTACCATTTTTAATACTTAATTCTAATAATTCCTTTAAACTATCTCCTCTGGCAGATTGTCTAATAAGCGTGTTTAGCTTATTACGCTGATCTCCAAGACGAACTCTTTCTTTTTTAAGTTGTATTTCTTTTAAATCTAAATCATCTAGCTTATTTTCTATTGCAATATCTCTTACAATTTCTTTAGTATTTAGATTACCAATTGATTTTCTATACTTTTTAAACTTACTTCTTAATGCTTCGCCAGAAACGTAATTATGTAATTTCGCAAGCTCAGACCATCTTGTACTTATTTCTTTATTATATTTTTTATAGCAAATACTTATTAGATTACTATTCATTCATAACCTCTTTAATATTTATTTTCGTCATTAAGTATCCACAAATCGACCAAGTTGTGGAGGGTTAGTTACATAATTATATTTTTTCAAAATATCCACAATCTTCACATCTGAGAATTGTTTCACCACAATAAAACTTTAACCAAAATCTTTTATTTTTGTGGTTACAGGCAGGGCAGAGTGTATCCTCATTTTCTATATCATAATTTAATTCTTTATCATGTTCATCAATATTAAATTTTTCCATGGATAAATCCTCCTTTTTTTAAAGAGAATAGAGAATAATCAGGGAGAGGCAGGAGAATAATTAATTATAATAGATTTATCCTAACTCTCCCTATATAAGCATCTAAAAAGTGAAGTGACGTACTGGTACGTCTTATCACAAAAACTTTGCTTATGTGTTTTTGATGAGTAAATGATTGTGCACATCACTTACTCTTGAGTATAATAATGTAATGACATATGTATAATCAATCACTAGTGTATCCATATACCTAGCTGAAAGAATCAAGTATTAATCTTCTTCCTCTACTGTCTTATCCAATAAGAAAGCCACACAAGTATCTACTGTTATAGTAAGAGGATTGCCTTTTACTGCTTCAAGTTTATCTAATTTATCCTCAAAAATACAGATTCCTCTTTTAACGCATATTGGACAGAGATTTTCTTTGTTAATCATATGTTAATTTAATTCCACCTTATTATTTTATTTTAAATGAACCTGATATACCTTGTGAGTATTCAGATTCTAGGTAAATAATGGCGCAGTACAAATGGGTACACGACCTATCTTAGACAATATATTGGAGTCACTCTAGTCGACCGAGCTAAATTGGCTTATATTACTACGCCTTAACTTTATCTTCAAACGATTTTCCTGCTTTAAATCTAGGCATAAATGAGTCCTCTGTAGTCCATATTTCGCCTTTTCTGTCGCCAAATTGTATTTTACCAGAAGTGCCTTTGGTTGCTTTCTTTTCAAATGTTCCAAATCCAATAATTTTAACATCATTCCCACTTGCTACTGTATCTTCAATTACATCTGTGGTTGCTTTTAGAAAAATCTCTGTATCCTTTTTGGAAAATCCCGTTTTCTCTGAAATTGCTGATACTAATTCCATTTTATTCATGTTTTTATTTTATTCCCCTTTTTATTCTTATTATATTTTTTGTGCAAGCTCGCACATAGGCGAACGATACGTATTTTTAAGTTTTACACATGAAAAATATTTTGTTCCTTTAAATACTTCAATTGCCCTCAACATCCCATTATCTTGCTGAATATTACTTCTCAAATCTCTTTGTTCTAGCATATCCCCTTCAACAATAACCTTACCCTTTGCCCGTTGAAGAATAGTCCTCATTGTATATGTATCAATATTTTGCGCTTCTGTTATAAAAACACAATCGTTTTCCGATATTTCAATTCCTCTAATTTCGGAAGTGGGTATCAATAATAATTTTCCATCCATAATCAAGTCCTCGACCATTGCCATACTACCAAATTTACTAGATAATATACCGCCCAAACTGGTCTGCAAAAGCTTTTGATTCCTATCTCCAGGATAATATCCCTGTGATTGTGAATTTTTTAAACTTACGGAATTGTATATTATTACACATTTATTAATCTTTTGCGTTTGAATGCTTTGCATAATCCAACTCAAAGATAATAAACTCTTAGCACTTCCTGCGACACCAAATAGTAATGTAAAATCCATATTATTTAAAGAGTCAATAGCCATCATTTGATAAGCATCTTTTGGTTTTACCTCATCAAGATATTTAGAATTAAATCCTTTCTTACTTAATGGTAAGAATCCTTGTTCACTATTCCATCTTTGTTGATCCACAATAACCCCATCTTCGTCTTTTATGAGAAGAAATTCATTATTAAGTAAACCATAAATATTAGATGGTTTTGTATAGTGATCACTCATCTCTTTAGGAGACATAGTAATAATTTTATATCCTTTATAGGTATCTAAATCAATATCTTTATACTCAAATAATTCACAAGGAATATTGAATGCGTGTGCCTTGATATAGAGATTAAAATCATCTGTAATAAACTGATATTCATTATCCTCTCTCCATACTTGATAAGCAAAACCAAGGATAAAGCTATCCGCACAATGGGAAAGAAATCTATTTTCAAATGAAAAATCATAGTCTGTAACAATTCCTACGTTGGTAGCGTTTTTTAGTTTCTTAGTAGCATCCCTAGCCTGATATCCAATCTCTGAACTTTTTTTCAAACCATCTAATTCTTCCACGGAAACTATACTTGTTTTTACAAATTCATAATCCTCTAGACGGAAATTTTGATTCAGCAAAACATTCGTGTCAACGAATACTTTTTTACTGGGCAATACGAATCAATCCTCTGCTATTTATTTTATTGTGATTTTGTTAATAATATTATGAGACGGAAACATTACTAAACAAATATCTTTGATTAAATTTAACCTTATCTAAATTTAATTTCTGTTTATTCTTTTCTATTTCTTTTAACCTCATTAAATTATTATATGTAAAAGGTGTTGTATATCTTTGCTTCTTTGACTTATTGCCTTGTTTATTTGTGACTACTAGGTTATCACCATAGTTACCTTGTTTATTTAATTTTAAATTGCCAGCGGAAATTAATAAGTTCATGTCTTGTTTTGAAATAGATTGCAAATTTATTCGATGCTCCTTTGTGGAATTTGGATGAGTTTATTTTATAGTTTTTGGGATATTTATATTATAAAGACATTATCGACCAAATGCCTTAATAAACTAATTCAGTAGAGAAGGGTAGATGCTAATTACCTACCCTTGAGCACACTTTTTACAAAATTTTTGTTTATTGTTTGTTTTATATATTATTTTACCACATTTTTCACAATATGACCTCATTTTAATCATCTTTAGAGTTTTGTTTCTATCTACTCCTGAGTTCCTTAGTCTTGTTATCTTACCGTTTAATTCAAAAACGCATTCTCTATATGTTGTTAAATTACGTATTGCCACAATAGAATTATATGTAACATTATATTTAGATTGTAAATCTTTAATGTCTATTCCATTTGAAAGATCGACTTTAATTAAGGTGGCAGTATTAATATCTATTTTAGATAGCCTAGCTTTAACAAAACTGAATATCTTTTCATTAAGTTCTGGAACGTATTCTTTCCAACTCTTTAGATTGCGAATATTAACTATTATACTATTAGAAACGCTATACTTATTTTCTAATTCTTTAATGCTACAACCATTTGATAAGTCGTGTTTGATATTTATTGCAGTTTCTTCATTGATTAATGCCATAGTATTATTGGAACCATTTTGAGGACTTTGGATTCCTGCAATTGGGCAAATATTATAACCAATATTTACGTCTAAAACATTCAAATAGTCTATCCAAAATTGTTCTCGCGTATTCAATTCTTCTATTGAGCATTCTTCAATTGTTTCAAATGAGAAACTATCTTTACCGTACTTATCCCACGCTCTTTGAAGATGAATGTTTCCGTGTGTTCTTAATCTTAATTCTGACTTATGATTATTAAATCTATTTAAGATATTTTTACTTGAACCTATGTATATCTTATTATTTACTGTACACGTAATTTTATAAACTCCTGTAATAACTACACCACCTTATTATATTACACGCATACCATACTGTTAAATGGTATAGTATATCGCTGAAACCCTTGCCACAAGCGACTTTCAGGGGATTCCTATTTCGAACATATTTATTTATTTCTAATTACTTGCATTCTTTGTTTTGCTTTTTCTCTATCAATTTCCTTCGCACAAATGGAGCAGTATTTTGATTTGTTGTTAGTGGGAAGGAAAGGTATATAGCATACTTCGCATTCTTTATATTTTTTAATGTTTTTATTAATATCACGAATGTAACTTCTCATATATAAGGTTAAACTCTTACAAAAATATCTAATTACATAATTATCTTCGCTCCACCCATCTACAACTACTTTTAACTCCCATCCATGTACTTTCTCGTATTCTTCTGGACATATATAGTTATCGAATAGTCTACTAATATATGTATTTATTATTTTTTTATAGTTATTAAAATTCATATTATGTTTCTTATTAATACTTTCTTGTTTAATTAATTCTGCTTCGTTAAAAGCATTATTAATATTGTTTAAAACCTCATCATATTTTACATCCTCAATATTTCCATTCTCTTTTTTCATATTAACTAATCTAAAATATTCCTTCTTGGGTGTTAATAATAAATTATAATATTTCTTATTATAGTAAACATCCTTATCAAATAAAAATCCATACATATTATTTATTCTTATTCTTATATAGTCTATTGGTTGTAAAAGTTTCTTTTTATAGAAACTCCTACACACAGTATACTCTACCACATTATACTTATTGAACAACTCTATTAAATCTTGTCTATTATCCAGTAAGTCATTAAATACTTCATACTTATATTGCTTCTTATATTTTTTAAACCCATATTCACTATCCCATAGTCTATTAATAAATTTATCTATTATTTCTTGTTTATTATTAGATATTTTATATTCATCTAATATCTGGCTTAAAAACATCTACAACCTCCTGTAATTCGAAATACTTTCCTAAAAATTCATAAGCATCTTTTTTGTTTCTTGTGACTTCTTCAATCTTATATTGTTTATGAATATTAGAGTTGTTTTTTAAATTCTTCACCATATAACTTCCAAACAATGTCCAACATAATAATTTATCTTCACTAATTGTCCTATAAGACACCTTAATACAGTAATTAGCTAATGTTTCTTTATCTAATTTTATCTCAGCTAATTTTTTCTTATATTTTCCTAAGATTACATTTAATTTTCCCTCTTCTTCAACAATTTTTTGGAAATCTATTTTAAATTCATCATATATAATCTTAATCTTTTTCATAATATGCTTGTTTGATAAATCTAAACTTTGGTTGACTAATAAATTACCACTATTTACAACACTCCTATCCCAAATGACATTGTGTCTTTCCCATTGGTATACATATTCACTAAGTTCATTAAGAGGAGAGGGAGATTTATAAGCATTATAAGGAATTTTATCTTCATTGTCATTTCCTTTATTTATCTCACGTATTTTATTATACACATCTAACTTTTTAGGATAATTAAACAATAAGAAGTAGGGGAGTCTTTTTAAATATCCTCTAAGGTTTTTACTCAGTATCCATCGGAACCCATTCTTAATAAAATCAATTTCCTTGCCCTGATATAATCTTAATAACGAAATATTATCAGCATTAATTTGCTTCCATTTCTCATCCTCTGTATATTGGTTTAATATGCTTGTGGCTATGTTAGTGATTTCTCCAATACGGTTATCTCGACTATTGCACTCATATGTAATAATACTATCTTGATTATAATCAACTGAACCAGAAGATTTTTTATCATCAATATCTACAACTATGGGGGCATTTATTCTGGATTCAACAATCGACTTATTGTGACATAAATAGACAGAATCCCCGTCATCATCCATTCCCCCTTGTTGTGGCATTGATAAGTCATACATATTAATCATGACAATATCTTGGTCTTTAAAATATTTAAAATACTTCTTTGTTAATTCATTTTTAACTATGCTAATCTTGTTGACCTCTGACGGGTCTACAAGAGGACTTCTGAATGATAAAGCATCACCATATGGAATTGTGTTAGAATAAAATTCTCCCCCGTTTAAACACCCTCTTACATTCATCTCTGCACAATATTCTAAATATCCAATTATATCTCCAACTACGGTGTGATAAAAACCTTCTGCATAAACCTTACCATATTTAAGCTGAGTGATAGATTTTTCTAATTTTCGCTTTAACATATTTTTAATACAAGGGTCTTTCAGCATAATATCATTTGCTAATATTGCTTCAATATATGTACTATTCACTTTATCTAGTTCGGTATCATTGATGCCTAAAAATTTTAAAGTATAGAATTTGTCTCCTTTTATAATTTTTTCGTATAAATCTGTTGAATATTTAGCAATATTGACCATTTTACCCCAATTATTTTTATCTAATATATTATATTTATTATCTCTGTCTTTAAATTGCTTAATATATTTAGGGTTAATTAAATCCAAACATTGAACATATTGAAAATTCATACGAGTATAAAGATTTAAATCGTTAATATGATGACTATATTTGCTTATTCCTATTTTATAACCATATTTATTAACTTTAGACAGATATTCATCCCATGCTTTTACTCCAAATTCATTAAAGAATATTCCATATGCTTTCCACATTGATATATTCCAAATACAATCTATATCAGAAACTTGATGCATAACTCCAAAAATATCTTTAATTTCTGTAATCCCATTATCCTTATAAAATTCTTTTATTGGTGCTTGTATACTCATTCCTTTCATAAAAGGTAATCTTATTTGATATCCTATAGAAATATGATCTTTTCCCATATATTTAGCAAAAATTTCACTCATCTCAGGAGTATGTACGCCAAATCCATCGAAAGGGGATAAATCAACATTATGTTTTCCTTCTTCTATTAACCTTTTGTTTTTAAATATTTTATTTTCCTTTGTTTTCTTATCATAATACTCAACATCTTTTTCCACGGCATATCTAACATATTGATTTTCTAAAACCTTTGTATATTCACCTACTAAAATAATATTAGGAAGTTTTTCTTCTTGAATTAATTGACATGTGCTAAATATCAAACACCTATAAGATTCATATTTTGAAACTACACACTTATCAACCTTTACTCCTAGTTGGCTTCTTTCCATCATTTCTACATAAAAATCTTTATCAATAAAAACTGTGATTCCATCTTTAGCTTGAGATCCAGATTTTCCGAATCTAACATATGATACATTATTATACTTAAAACCATCTTTTAGTAATTTTTTTAATTGAGCTATTTTATTTTTATTATGTTTAGCTTCTACATAAATTAATTCCTTAATTTTTAGGGAAGGATACCCCCTAATTAACTCAATTTGGTTAAATAAGGGAGAGTCCTGTTGTTGAATTATGTATAAAGTTTCATCGTCTATATGCAAATCAAATTCTGACTTAATTATGTCTTGGATAGTTATTGAAAGTATGTCATATTGTTCATTTTTGCTCAATTATTATTTCCTCCTCTATATCTTCATAATCATCTATAAATTCATCTTGTCCAGTATTAGGATTAAATTCATAGGAATCTGGATTAAAAGTTTTATGTACATAATTATCTTCCAAATATTCTTTTACAAAATCATTGTAGAAATCTATATCATTTTTAAGTTTGTCATTAATATCTTTAATACTCATTTTAAAATTGTGAAAATAATATAAACCACAACCATTAATATAAGATTTTAAAATATAAGGTTTCCATATTATTTCAGGTAAACTAAATAAATTAATATTATTAGATTTAAATTCAATATTATGCAATGGATTATACTTGCAAATATAATGAATTTCATAAATATTCATATGATACTCTGATTCTACTTCACAAAATTCAACTTTATGAACATTATTATATAAATCAAACTTTTCAGGAGTTTTCCAAGTTAAATGATTCTGAATATGGGCATATATTCTATTATTTATATTTGTTGTTTTGCCAACATACAGTATCATATTTTCTTTGTCTAAAAATCTATAAATATAAAAATGATCATGTTTTATATTCTTATTGTTTTCTTTCCTATTTGCATTAATACAATCCTTACATACTGAGATATATCCGTCTTTTGTTTTAGTATTTGGTTTGAACATTTTAATATCTTTCTTTTCTCCACATGTTTTACATTTTTTAGTTTTCTTCGCCAATATTATTAATTCCCCCCATCTTTTATTTATATAATAAGGGATAGGATAGCATTAACCCCATCATATACCTCTACCTTAGTCCACCCCTTAAAAACAAAAACTAATATTGCTACCATTAACAATCCATAATCAAATCTTGAATCATATCATACAATTCATCTTTCTTAACTCCATAGATCACATCACTCTTTTGACTAATCATTCCTTGTGTCCATTCAAATACATTTCTAGAAACAAACTTACCATCAATATAAAATGGTTTCTGCCCTTTATATTCAAAAACTGCACCAATGCTTTCTACTCTATCTTCATTTAATTTCTCATTTTTATATTTATACTGATTGAATTTAACTTCTATCCACAACTCACTTCGCAATTCATCTTTAAAACATTTCATTCCTTCATCCATATATTCTTGATATTCAACCGAAACTTCTGTTTGTCTGACTGCAATCATTCCTAATTTTTCCTCAATAAACTCTTCTATTCTTTCAGTCAAATCAACTTCTAATTCGTCTAAGTCCAATTCTGTAATTATAAAATTCTTATCAATACTCATTTTTATTCTCCTTCTTGCTATCGGGAGCAACCCACATTTATTTAACCAAAGCAAACATTATGCATACTAACAAATAGAACCATAAAATCCTAGGAACTACAAATGGCAATACAAAAAATGCTACCAATAATATAATCCCAATACCT